CAAAGTAGGGTCACCACCACTTTTGTATATCGCTGCTTCAGGTGTGAGTGCTGAAGTTTCTAATTTTAAATCTAATGCGTCCTGAAGTCCTGACGTATTGCTGATAGCAATTGTCCCAACAGAGAACACACCTGACGATTCAGTAATTGTACTTGCATCAGCTGTTGCTCCAATGCGTACAAATCCTGAGCCTGTGTGTACTTTCACAGCAGAAACTGCCGTGTCATAAAATATTTGACCTGCAACACCCGTTGGTGCTGTAGCCAAGTTTTGGAGAACTACGTTTTGTATTTCGTTCCCTCCTAAGTCTAAATCAACTAAGTGTTTAAGAGCCATTTTGTTTTTTTTTATTTTTAGTTTAAGTGTGCTTTGCCTTTAAAGGCGGATTTAAAACCCACGGTGAGTGAGTTATTATCTAGGTAAGTAACCTCCCCAACTACATATGTGTTAGCAGAATCTACTACTGTTACAGATGGTTTCTTACCCATGTTGTGATTTATAATCCACAGCTCTGTCGCAACAGATTGGTTATAAGTAAAACTTGTTAAAGATTCTCCATTCGCAGTGACCGTACCTGTTAGGGCAACAGCTGTTGTTGAAACTGTTATAGGTATAAGATTACCGTTGCCATCCGAAAGCTGCTTAGGAGAGCTTACAGGTCCGTTGTCAGAGGTTTTTATTAGGCCTTGATAAGTGTCCTTTGGTTTTCTTCCTGTTAATGTGCTCATATTTCTTCTTCCCAAGTATCGTTAATAGTTTCCCACTGCATTCCAATTAGGTTCCAATACCTATTGTCAAACTCATACTTATCACCTATGTAAGACTGAGTATGTATTGATATACCTAACGCTAATATCATTACCCTATGTAAGCAAGAACAACACCTTGGTAGCAAGACACCTCTGTAAACTTACCGAAAACTTGCATACCTGTAGGTAAGACCTGACCGGTGAACGAGTCTCCAATTAAAGAGGTTGCGTTTATGCTGCATTCTTGTAGACAAACAATAACTCTGTACTCCTCACCGGCAGGAGTAGTGTCTCCTGCTGATAGTTTTCTGAATCCAAAGTCACCCATTGATGCCTGAAAGTAATTTCTGTCTTTTGATATATTATCCATTGTTCCAATTATCATTTATAGTTTGCCACTCTAGTGTTATCAGGTCCCAATTAAAGCCCCAACCCCTTTCCTGTTCTATTATTAAATCACCAAGGTATCCATCTAAAATGTAATCTATATAACCTTTGTTATATTGAACTATACCTCTTTGGTTGCCCCAATCATTGTTTGGCAAATAGTCTATAACACTACTTGGTGTGTTGTTTACATCCCTGTAGTACCCCATTCTATCTAAAATCATGTAGTCTATCACTGCCGATGACAGACCTGTACTCGTGTCGTTACCTATACTTCCGGTAACTATATAATCTAAAACACCCGTCACTTCCTGAGTAGCATCGTGAGAGTATCCGTGTGTTTGTGTTATATACACTATATAAGTTCAATAATTAATTCGTCCTCAATCACTAAAGAAGCAATCCAACTCTCAGTTGTTAGCGTTACATCAACATAAGAAAGCTCTCCTGTCTTAGCCCCACTTGCCGCGGAGTAATCCATTGTCAATCCATCCATCCAACCCGAAAGAGTTACATTACCATTGTTGTGATACAATAAACAAGCAATGTCGCTACGTCTAGACATATAATCTATCTTGTTCATCTTCCTGTCTAGCAAAGGTAACCTCACTATTATCTCAGTTCTTACAAGGCCTAGTCCATTGGACGTTGATTTAGTCTCTGAGAACGAAGTTGTTCCATCTTTATTGTTATGAGAGAAAACTACAGTATCTGCAAACTGCATTCCATTAACTAATGTTTCGTCAACAGCGTCAATGTCTAAGGTTATATCTCTCTGCAAACCTAGAACTACCTTCTTTATCCCCCCGGCATTCTTAGCTGTGCAGTTAATATCAATATCCTCCAAGAAAATACTACAGTTAAAGCTCATAGTTTTTTTAATAAAAAAAGGGGCAGGGTTTAGACCCCGCCCCCTTGTATTAATTTACAAGAATTGCTTACGCAATTACATCAGCCCACTCAGCACTTTCGATGTTGTAAGACAAGCTGTCTTCCTCACCTGTAAGTGTCAATTGGTAACGGTTTTTCTCAGAACGTCCTGTTCCTGAGTTTCCATCAACAGACGCAGCGTAAAGACCGTAACCCCAACCTACCATGTGGTAAGTTCCGGCAGCGGTTTCAACAAAAGCTACTAATTCAGCACCCGGTTTTGCGATGTTATCCAAGGCATCACGGTGTGAAGTAGACATTTTAGGAATCTCAATAGAGATGGTAGGAACTGAAGAAACAACTCCGTCAGCAGAGACTGTTTTAACTTCACTGAATACAGAGAAGCCATCCTTTAAATTAAACTGAATTTCAATTACGTCAGCATCGGTATCTAAACCTGTTGTTGTTGGTGTAATTGTGACCACGTTTGCAGCTACAGCTACAACGGAAATTAGGTCGGTTTTGTTGCCGATAAGAACTCTCTTTAAACCACCTATTCCTAGGTCATCACAAGAGAAGTTTACGTCAGCTAGAGTTATATCACAAGCCATTTTTATGTTTTTTTTTAAGGTTATTAAAAAGGGGAGGAAGAGCCTCCCCCTTTATAATTTAATTATGCCTGAGCGTAAACGATTTCAGCACCTTTCAAGTAAGAGAAGCCTAACTTGAACTGACCCCAAATTTTATCAGAGCTTAGTTCAGCCTCATACTTCATGTCAATAGCCTTGACATCATTGTAGTCATCAGTCAACATCACCAAGTTCTGAGGAGCAGAAACGAAAAACTCGTCAGCGCCTAAGCTTGGGAAATGTACAACCTCCATACCGTAGTAAGAAGGAATGTTTCCTTCTACGATACCTTGAGGAGTAGTAGTGAACTTCTCAGCGATAGCGATTTGGTAGTGCTGCATAGCAACAGTTCCCATGAAGAATGAAGGTTTGAAATCACGGTCAGCGTCTCCGTAAACGGCAGAAAGCATAACAGCGCTCATTGCAGCGTAAGCCTTCTCCATTTCGTCTAAGACGTTTGTAGCGGTTAATGCTCCACCTCCGATAAGAGTGTCAATAACAGCAGCGTCATTGCCCATTTCAAGAGTCAACTGAGTAGCAGCTAATTCAAGAGCTTTTACAGAAGACAATTTAGCGAAGTAATCGAATACCCAATCCTTGAACTCAGCGTCCATAGTCTCAGGGTTGTGTTGTCCTTTTTTCAAAAGAAGTCCACGGTAAGAAGCTTCAAGAGCAGTCTTACAATTTAAGAAAGACCACTTGTAATCAGAGACAGTCATCTCTTTTTCACCGATTGTTGCGGTAGATTGTGGGTCCCAAGCACAGATGTCAGTGCCAAAAGTTAGTGCAGCGTCAAAGATAGGTACATTGACCTTAGCTTTTACACCATCAACAAGACGGAAACGGTTAAGAACCGCTGCCGATTTTACCATAGAATCGATAAACAAGTTACGACTACGGTCACCATAAGGTAAGCTAGAAATAGATACAGCCATTTTATTTAGTTTTAAAAAAGTTCGTTTTAATTAATTTACAATTTACTTGAATCTGCTGAAGAAATCATTTACCATTGAAACTTTTTCAATAGTGATTCCACTAAACTTTACAGTCTTATCTTCAACTTGTGCTTCTTGCCCTTCGGCTTTTTGTTCAGCAGCAAATTGCTCTTCAACCTCTTGTTCGTTGACCTCTTCCTCAGCCTCGTATTTTTCTTCTTCTTTTTTCTCAACAATAACCGCGTCTTCACCTACAGGAGCAATGCTCTTTTCAGGCTTATCTTCAGTCATTTCTTCTTCTTCTTTCTCTTCCTCAGCAGGAACCTCAAGCTCTTCGTCTTCAGTTCCTTCCATGGATGAGATGTGCTTTTGAATCAATTCAAGGGCAGACTTTAGTTCGTCTACACCAACAAATTTTTCTTCAAAAGAGGTCAACACTTCTAGAAGAGTAGCGTTCTCTTCTTCTAAAGCGATAATCTTAGCCTCGAATTTAGCAGCTGAAGCCTCTTGTTGAGCCTCCATCTTGCCTAGTTCTTTAGCAAAATTAAATTCATTCATTTCGTTATTATTTACAGGTTTAATATCAGCTTGAATTTCAATAGAGAAGCCATTTACCTCCCCATTCTTAATCGCACTAAACAATTCGTCAGACTCAATCTTAGCCTTCACGAATACTGTTCCGTTTGGAAGGTTGTAACCATAGTCAGTAGACTTATCGTTATCAGACTCTTTCATCCAAACTTCTAGCATCACCACATCCTGAGTGTCATACTCATGGTGAATACCAAATTCATTAAACAAGCCCTTCTTTGAGTAGTTATACATTATATCACGAATAACATCTTCTGTAAACCTTACATAGTAGTACCCGTTATCAGGACTATGACGTAAAATCTCTCTGTTAGGAATCATGATTGGACCTATAACCTCTTTCCTTTCATCGTTTGCGAACATCTCAACAACCTCAGTCTTATTGAAGTAAATGAAATTCTCTTCGATGGCGGGCTTGTCTACTAAAGAAATCTTATACATACCTTGTGCAAAATCCTCTAGTGTAATATCGTATAATGGTAAATCCTTATCCATTTATTTTCTTTTTTCTGTCTCCCCACGGAGCGTTAGCTACTTCAACCTCAGCCTTTACTGTTCCTTTTCGGATGCTTTCAGCTTTTCCAATCGCCCAATTAATTCCGCTAGTTCCTCCCCAACCAAGCCAAGCAACATATCCTCTATCTTTCCAAGGAGTGTCTTTATACTTTGGGTCAATCGCAGCATTCTTTCTATGGCGATTAAAGGCAGCCATCCTAGCAATCGTTTCATAACTTAATTTTCTTTTTGATGACAATTGATTAGCACGCGCCCAACCTACAGAAGTCATTCCTTTTACTTCTTTACCGTATTTCTTTTTCCAAGCAAGCGCCTTCTTAGCGTTGTTTGATGCAGATGCAGGATAGTCGTTGTAAGTAGCCATATGAATAATTTACAATATAATAGCTTCTACCTCTCCGTAAATACCTCCTTCATAGAGTTGGCCTGACAAGGATTTAATTATTAATCCATTTGAATTAATTTGATTGATAGTTACTAAGGAGTAGTTGTTTTTTATATCAAACGCATAATCTTCATCAATCAAGGCTTCAAACTTTATTTTAGAGCTGCCTAAATATTTTACGTTATCATTACCTGTGAAAAAGTCGTATAGTTCTGTCGGCTGTTCTTGCTCGTTAAAATGATAAAGAGGAAGCTGACCTGTCTTATCTGTCACTAATCTAGGAAAAACGTGTGAAAACTCTGTGCTATATAAAAGACCTTTGTAGTTTTGTTTTTCTACAAATCTAGCTCTTTTGATATTTGTTTTATATTGCGCTGTATCTATGTATCCAAACACAATCCCAATATCCTTGTAAGAAGTAAATTCGTTTAAAGTAAATCCGATTTCATATTCACTAAATCCATCGGGAATGTCAATAGAAGTTTCGTCTCCACATAGTGATTTGTTATAGACTCTAGAATCTAAGCTAAACTTGACATCCTCTGAACCGGAATCACTTATATTAGTTTTCTTATATCCAAAATTATCATAGAACAAATCTTTCTTAGAAGTTGCTATCTCTATAGTCTTTAGTCTTTTCGTAGAAATCTCTATAGATATTTCTTTAGCATCATCAACCTTTCTTGTTATTGATTTATCTGAGTTTCTTGAACGTAAATCAGGAAGCCTGTCTATTAAAACACTTTGAGTGTTTTGGTCGTAAACAACCGATAAATTAAATCTAGCTATAATCTGTTTCAATATATCAAAAGGAGATAAATTGCTTTCGGAAAACAGGTCCCTAATGTTTACGGAGTCATTTCCATAATATGGATTTACATAACCTGTAGATAAGAAACCTAAGTACAACTCGCCTAAGTTGTTTAAGTCTGCGGTGTAAGTGGCTTTTACAAGGTCTTCACTTTCTAAAATTCTATTAGATATATTGTCAGGAATAACTCCATCATCAGCCATAGATTGCATATTGAAAAATGGCTGCCAAGTATCTACATAATCAACATCTACGGTTCCTGAAACCCATTGAACATCAACAGTGACCGCGTAAGTTGAGCCTGCATCAATTTCTATTTTTTTATTTTCCCAATTAAATGCCCCAATTACAGACGAAGAAAATTTAACCCTATTGTTTAAAACCGTTTGATAAGTAGGGTCAAAATAATTTATATAATCTTGAATCCTAAGACTCTGTACATTCGTGTAAACCCCTTCAAAGAATTGGTACGATGTTCTCATTTCATGGACCGTTGCATCTGAAATACTAACTTCTTTTAGGGTTCCGTCAGTATTCATCATTCTAAATCTTTCGTAAGGAGAGCCATCTCTCCACAGCACAGCGGTAAAATTAAACTTTGCAGTAGATGAACTAGAGCTAGGATTAATATTTTCTACCATATTGTAAACTCCGCTCGCAGTTCTTATCATAGGCATTTCAAAACCTATCTCACTTGTTATAGTCCTGCTGCCTGCTACTAAATTTTCAGGCAAAGCTGTATAACTCATATGGGAACCGTGATAAGCTCTATCTATATTAGAGCTATTATTAGGAACATTGGTACTGAAGTTCAACCCAAATCCATTATCAGTTGTATTGCTACCCGTTGATGAGCTATAATTCCATCCGTGAGTTTGGACAGGATACGTGTCCGTCTCTATAGCGGATGTAAGTGATAAATCAGCATCGGCTGTGTATTCGTTTACATAATATTCGTACGGCCCCTCAGTCAAATAAAAACCTCTAGGCGATGATGGTGTCGCTAATAACTTCTCAGGTATTAACATATACATATCGTCAGGATTAATATTAGGTATTGAGTTACCATAATTCCCCACCTTAAAAAACCTACTTATAATTCCTGTGTTAGCTTCTGAGAAAAACCTTTGTATAAAACTTTTAACATTTAAAGCGGGCACAAAACCTGCTTTATTTTTATCAAAACCAAATTGAATAAACTGTCTAGACGCAAAAAGAAATTTATCTACATCATTGCAGAAGTCTATGTATGGAAACAACACAGGGTCCATTGATACGCTGCTCCCTATTGTTTCGCTGTTTGAAGAAAGAAAATTATTAAAAGAAATATCAGAGTCTAGGTCATCATACATATCATCAAATGTGATAAGTCTTGAGCCTGATATAATGTCTTGTATTTTATCAACTAATCTTACAGATACAGTTGGTACACTGTTATTGAACTCGTAAGTTTCTACATACATATTACCCTCTATGACCTTCGAGTTGTTAAGATATAGCTCAAAGTCAAAAGGAACATCAGGAATAAGACTGCTAGCCGAAGATTCAGGGTTATAACCTAGGATGCCTGTATTTACAACATCCATAGGCAGGGTAAGAGATATGCTTACAGGTACTTTAATTTTATCAATATTATTAACGTCATAAAAATCTAAATCAAAGTCTATGACAGAACCGGAAAACAGACTAGCGTTTGAAAAAGATGATTGACTTTTCTTTTTTAGTTTTAAGTTGTAATCCATTACTTTATAAATACGTTAAAGTTCAGAGCTGATTTAATTCTACCGTTTACCGCAACTGCTGACAGCTCAGAAGGAGCTACCTTGTAAACATTATTGTTACACAAGTCAATTAGTATTTTTTCATTTAAATTGTATAGGCTCTTAAACCTAGTGTTATATACTAATCTTTGCTGAGGTGCTTGTATTGTGTAAGACAGAGTTGAATTGTAAGCCTTGAAGTCTTTACCGTATGTAGCGACCTGTAAGTTTGGGGATAGGTTATAGCTGTTTAGAGCTAGTGATATGTTGGCGGATGTTGGTGTGTAGTATTGTGTAGAGTGAAATGTTCCACCTGTCATTAAGTCTCCGTATACATTTCCATCAAAATCAACCACGATTAAAGAGCCTATTTGTTGTGGGATTTGGTCAACCTGAACACCATAAACATATCTTACAACCCCATTTAAAGTTACACCCACCTTAACTATGTCATCGTCTCCTGAAAGAAATAAGTCCTGAGATGTTATTTCAAACTGAGTTAATGTTTGAGATGTTATATCTGCATTTGAATGACTATTGTCAGGTGTCCAAGAAGATATTTCGTGTATATTATAATTACTCATTATATAGTAGTGTTATTATCTTTAATTCTACGGGCACTCTCATCTCTTCTAAGGTCTGTAGATGTCACAAATGCTCTCACCGGCCTAGAGCTGTTTATTGCATTTGTACTTGTAGCCTCAGCTATAGCCTTTAGGTAATTTACACTTTCTAGCGATTGTTGATTTACATTGGTAACACTGCTAGACACTGTTCCACCTTGAGCATACGTCATTGGTTGGTTAGGCACGTTTGGTCTGACAGAGCCATTAATCTTATCTAACAAGTCCCTGTGTAAAGATGCAGCTCTTTTGTTTACAATGAACTCACCACCCTCCATCTCGTATCCGCCTTGACCCTGTACTGTAAACGGAACTCCACCCTGCTCGTGACTAGGTCCATTAACCATACCCCCTGTTGCAAACTTCTTGGGAAAGAACTTTGACTGATTAATAGCACTAATTTCAGCAGCGTAAGACGCGGCAGCACTAGCCCCTGTAATAGCTGCCATTATGTTTAATGTAGTTGGCTCAGCTATACCCTCTTTAATCAAGGTTGGTATAATAGAGGCTAGTGCCTCTAAGAAGTCAACCTTAGCCTCGTTCTTCTTTTTCTTGTTCTCCGCATCAAAAATCTTTTTATCAATAGCGTTTTCTTCGGCTATTTGTTTTTTTCTTAACTGAGCCTGTCTCCTTCTGTACTGACTTTCATTTATAAGTCCGTTCTCAAATTGTTGTTTAGCTAGGAAGTCCTCAGTTTCATATCTAGATTTAAGAGCGTCTTTTTCAGCTTCTAATCTATTCTTAGTGTTCTCAAAAGCGGCCTCGTTAAAACCTTCTATTGCATCAAAAGTTGTGGATATAGCCTCTTCTATTCCTTTAAACAATACCGCATCCCAATCAACATCATAGCTTAGCTCAAGGTTTTCAATCATTGCGTTAACAACCTTGGTTAACTCAGGATTAGCCGCCTTAAGTGCTTCAAGGTCTGCCTTAAAACTTTCCGTGATTTGTTGCTCTCCTATCTTTAATTGACCGCCTGTTATATCGCCATCATCATATTCTTTTTTAAGAGCTTTAATTTGTTTCTTTGTATTCTCCGCTGCAAAAGTTAATGTTGATGCGCTAATAGTTAATTTTTCATTTTTCTCGTTGTATTTCTCAATAAGTTTTTCTAAGGTTTCAATCTCTCTATCATAAGCACTTATATTATACTTACCTTGTTTTGTGTTAGCGTCTTCACTTTCACTAAGAGTTTTTCTAGTGGATATTTCCTCTTTAAGTTTTGTTATTAGCTCATCGTTCTTGCCCTTTAAATCATTGTTCATTTCTATACGAGCTGCGGTGTTGGCCATGAAATCACTATTAAGCTCATTCTCTAAAGTTGAAAGCTCATTTGTAGTCTTTATAGCATCTTTCTTATCCTCGTACTCATCTATTAATTCTCTAAAGGTTTCGGTTTTTCTTTTTTGTATAGCTATTGAACCCTCTTCGGCGAATTGTTCAATCCCTATAAGGTTTGCTACAAGTCTATAGTAATTAGATAATTCTTTTAACTTAGCTTTTTGAGCTAGCAATTGGTCACTAAGTCGTTTTTTTTCAACTTCATTTTTTTCTTCATCTATAATTTTTTCCCAAATCTTTATCTCATCAACAACTCCTGACATTCTTTTTTTAATACCATCTGCCAAGGCATCTGCTTCGGGTATTATATTCTCACCCAACTGCTCCTTTACCACTAACTTATCAATCTCTGCTTGGTACTGCTCTTGAACTTTCCCTCTTTCTTCCTGTATTAATATGTTTTTTCTTTCTTGTTCAGCTAGCTCTCTTAGCTTATCTTTATATCCTAATACAGAAGAGCCTATCTCTGTGTATTGCTTAACTGTTTGATTAGTTCCTTGCTGTCTATTCTCTACTACTTTGTCTTCGTTTTTTCTAACCTCATCTAATACTTCTTCAATTGTTTTTCCATATTCTTCAGCAGCTCTTGCGACAGCTACGTCAAAAGCATCAAGGCCTCCTACTACATCTTTAATGTCATCACCTACTCCTGAAAAACCTGTCTCCTTTATAAGCTTAAAAGCATTAACGACCTTACCGGCCTCAGGACTTATAGAAGATAATACTCTTCTAAAGAAATCAGTCTCTATAATGGCCTGACCAATACCTATCTGATATTCGTTAATAGCAGAAGACAAGATACTCATTTGACCTGAGAAAGTATCTGCTTGTAGTGCGGCTGATTGTAATGCCTTTCCCTGTTGATAATACTTATCTTCAGATTCATCTAATACAGATATGTTGTCAACTAAGGTTATTAACTGAGCTGCGTTTCTTTTTCCAACTAAGTCTATTGCCTCCGACAATGAAAGATTTTCATCTGCTAATTCTTTTAATTTAGACTTTAAATCAATTGTATCAGCTCCTAACTCTGTAAATATTGAGCGTAAACCTGTACCAACTCTAGAAGCTGTAAAACCGTTATCAGCTAATACAGCCATGCTTGCAGCTGTCTCTTGAAGAGAGAATCCTAACCCTGATGCTAAAGGACCCACATACTGAATTGCTGTTCCAAAAGTCGATAAAGATAAAGCTGATTCATTTATAGTTGTAACAAGTGTATCCACAACCACACCTGACTCTTCGGCTAGTAAATTGAATTGATTTATAACTTTACCCACTGTACTAGCAACAGTATCTAGGCCCTCCCCCAATGCCTGTGCTCCAAATGCAATAGAAGCTGTTGCCGATACTACATCTTTAGCAGAAAAACCTAATTTAGAAAGCTCTGTCTGTAAACCAATAACTTCAACGGCTGTAAACTTTGTTTGTTTTGCTACACCTAAAGCAGCTTCCTTAAGTTCATTTACCTCAAAGGCCGATGCCCCTGCAACAGCTGCTAGATTGGCTACAGAGGCTTCAAATTTAGCGCCTGCCTCAACGGCTCCTGTTGTGAAAAATTTTAAAAGCTTTAAAGCGTTATTAAGTATTAAAGCTGCACCTGCATATTTAGCGACAGTGCTTATTGCTTTACCTACACCCTGAGTATAGGCCTTTACACCTTTTGTGTTTTTCTTTTCTGCCTCAGCGCTTTTTCTTTTTGCTTCCGCAACTTTCTTTTCTTGCGCTATAAGTTTTTCGTTTGCAGCTGCCGCTTTTTTCTTGCTTGCAATAGATTTTTTTATTGCAGCTTCCTCTCTTTTTCTTTCAGTAGCAACCTTCTTTACTTCAGAAAGCAACCTTTTCTCTGCCGCAGTAACCTTGCCTACACCCGTGTTCAAGGCCGATAGCCTTGTGTTAAGATTTGCAGTTGCTTTTGCAGAATCTTTTGTTCTAGAAGCGTAAAAGCGCATTACACTTTCTAGTTTTTCTCCTCTCGTCTTGAGTTCCTTAAACCTATTTCCAAGCGTACTTAACTGAGTAGCAGCATCCCTGCCCTCCTTAGTCATGTTCTGCATCTCACGAATTAACTCAGTTACCTCAAGTTGGTATCTAGTTATGTTCTTTGTGTTTTTTCCTATCTCTGCGGCCATGGCTATTAAAATATTTTTGAGAAAGTATTATCAATGTAATCTGTAATCATAGGCTGATATAATTCTGAAGTCCTAACCATACCTTTATTAACTCCTCTTTCAATTGTTGGTTTAACTCCTGTTCCTTTATACAGGAATGGGTTTGCTAAGTTTGTTTTCTTTATTCCCTTTTTCTCCATTGATTTAGATATAGCCCAAGCAACCTTCTTAGAGTCTGCTAAATCACCTATACCTTTTTTTCTAACCCAAGACTCTATAGCCCTCACATTAGGTAGCCATTTTTTTCTTGGAGACTTCTTTGTTAAGTAGTAATACTTAGATGCAATACCGTATTCAGGCGCTACAACAACTCTTAAAAAAGAAGGTACGCCATTAATAATAGGCCCTACAAAAACCCTAAGGCTTTCAGGCTTTTCAAACCAATGGTCATCTGCATCGGGAATTATAGAGCCTGACTTCTTGGGATTTATTAAATCTCCTGTTGAAATCATGTTCTTTTCCTTGGCTATTGCTATTATTTTTTTTATGATTTGAGACTTGCGGAACTCTTTAGCAAGCGCCTGAACCATTATAACTCTAGCGGTTACAGCTATTTGTTTTGATGACCTAGCCATTATAAGTTTATAGACCTATTGTATGGTTTTCTAGCCAATGTAAAGGTGAAGTCAGCTACTGCTGTGGTTATGTTGTGGTCATCCATGGACTCATTCCCTAAGTCAACGCTTCCGAACTCAACATAGTAGTCACTCTGCTCTAGGTAGTCCTGAAGTTGACCCACTATAAAGATGTTTTCATCTACTGAGTTTATTGTAGCCGCGTCATTTTCGGCAGGGACCTTGTCTAATATAACTATTCCAAAATCAATGTAGTATGCAGGGGAGTTTCGCTCCCTAGAAATGTTTGCTTCTAGCGGCATCATCACCATTGTTCGGTAATTAAACTCCATACCCTCTAGCTCTTGCTCAGACTTGACTAATATGACCTCATTAATCATATCATGTCTTTCACCAAAGTCTTTCAGGGAGTCATATATACCTCTAAGGTTGTTCATAAATCCTTTTTTATAATTTACAATCTATTCATGGCTGCTTGCTGTCTTTGATTGGCAGCGTCAATCTTGTTTTTCTGAGCTAAATAACTCATTTCAGGCAGCACTACATTCATCTTCAGCATATATATAGAGTTGTATCTCCTTATATCTTCCTGAGCTAAGTTCCTTACTATTGAGTACCAATACCATTGTTGATTAAAGAGTTCATCAGGGGTTGGCATTGAGTCTAAACTATCTTCTTCAGAGTCATCAACTGTGGAATAGAACACACCTGAGAATTTTTGAAACAATACAATGTCCCTGTCTTTCAAGAATCTATTTATTGCGGAGTAAAGGTCTTGAACGGGAGTGTTTAGTATGTTTTGCCTGTGCTGTTGTTCCTTAAGTAAGTCACCGTTGTCGAACGGCTCCTCTCCTTTTGGCCTTAACAAGTAGGTCATCAACTCAAGGTCTTGATAAACACTTCCTTTGAACTTAAACTTGCCTGTTAGTATTTGCTCCACCATTATAAACTGACCCAATACCAACTCAAACACCTTTTCTGAGTAGTTGAAGTTTTCTTTTATATGGTCTGTTATCTCGTCCCTGTCTTCAAGCGGGTAAGACTCGTTAATCAACCTAAGTGTTTTAAGGCGTTCTACGAGGTCTAAACTATCAAGGTATATAGATACATCACTGAACTGAGATAATGACTCAGACAGCTCTATATGCTGCTTAAACGTCATCATAGGAACAAGGTTACACCACCGTCTTGTTCTTCGCGCGCACAGAAAGCGGCAATGGCTAGGCTCATTACCATGTCATCGTGCCTGCCGTCTGTGTTGCTGAACTGCAAGTTACCTGTGATTGGATTCTTCTTGGACTTGAAGTCATACAGCTCTTTGATAAGGGAATCGTCCTTTGGTATACGGATTGTCTTGTCTTCGAAAAGCTTTATTAAATTTCTTATCATGTCGGGCTTGTTCTTTGCAGTCGTGTGGATAGGTATTAGCTTGTACATACTATCATCGTCTGTGATGTCATCAAATAGAAGGTCGTTATTGTTGAGTTCGAAGTAGGCTGCAGCTAGTTTGTCATCATGTTTTAAGTAGAAGTCCTTTATTCTCTGCTTGAACTCGTCATAGTCCATTCCCTCTGCTTTATAATTAAACCTGTCTATATCAAACACATGGTACTCCTCTGTCATTGCAGTGAGTACGGTGTAATCTTGCGCCACCCCAATGTCCATACCTATGTAAACACGTTCGTAAGGGGTGTTTAGTTCCGCTATCGCATCTTCAACATTACTGAAAAGACTGTTAGAGCTTGTTGGCTTACACAGGAACTCTTGGTCGAACTGCGCCTTGGTCATGCTCTTCTTAATTCCAAGCACCGTCCTAGACACATTCGCATCATTCAGGTCTAAGTATGTCCTCTTCACACTCTTTACCTGCTCAAAGTTCTCCTCTAGCTGACCATCCTTGTACCATTCGTAGAACCAATTGGGTCCGTTGAAGGTTGATGCCGCACACACCTTCCCATTGGTCCTTGTGACCATTGGTAGTAGTACCTCGTTTATAAAATCTAACTTCATGTAGGCAACCTCATCCAAGTAAATGAAGTCTAGAGTAGCGCCACGTAGATTATCCCCACTATCAGCACTACGGAACTTAATAAAGCTGCCATTGTAAAAATAAAGTTCGTTAGCCTTTCTGTCATATCTCTTAATTATTTTATCCCAAAGGTCCTGATGGTTGTTAAACATGGACTCTATGTCCTTCATGACTTTGTTTGCTTGGTCCTGTATTGGGGAAACCCAAAACATCCTGAACTTAGGGTTGTTTAGCGCCCTCATTACGCAGTCGTTCTGCATGAAGAAGGTCTTACCGGTCTGCCTTCCTGCTACAATTGCAGAGATAAAAGGCTTGTCCTCATTGACTAGCCGATTGAAATCAACCTGCGGCTCAGTGGGCTTGTATAATTTAATCTGCATCTAAGTAATCAATGTCTTCAATAGGGGCTGTCAGGTCAATGGTCGCTGTAATATCAATCTTGGTCTGCTCAACCTTTACAGGGGCTTTGTATCCCTGCATATCATTGATGATTTTAATAGAGTCCATGGCTGCTTTCATATCACCCTCAGCGAGAGCGAGGTCCCTGATTCTAATCAAGGCCGTTAGGTTCGTTCCTTTTGCCGCCTCTATAGATTTCATCTCAGAGTTCGCTAGAGCCATTAACTCTTTATGGAACGCAGTTCCGTTATTTCTCCTGTCGCGATAGTAGCTCGTGTAGTTCAAGTCCTTAGCAATCTTACTGCTGTTCTCCATGCCCTCATTGGCAATGCGTTCAAGGAACTCACCCTGAAGTGTGGTTAGTTCGCTGCCGCGTCCCTTGACTACTGTTCCTTTTTTATTTCTCATTGTAATTATATAAAGGCATATTGTGCGCCACTAGCTTACCGGTAAAAACAAACCCTTTATAATTCGGGGCCTTCTCATCCTCGTGATACCACTTCCATATATTCGTCTTGACTCTTTGGATACAACTCCCACAAGCTGTGCTTGGGTTCTCATGTCTCATGAAGTACTTACCCGTACCTACCTTAGAATTGTAAAAGGAGAACATCTCCTGTCTTATATCGCCCTTGGGTAAACCTGTGCCCATTAGGCCAATCAATAGTTGCTTAGGTGTCATTTAAATGCTTTTAAGTTAATGTACAAGTATTGAATTATTTGATTCATTACATCACTGAGAAACCCCTGCCCTTTATTATAATACAAAGTTATAATACTTTTACTTCCATAGTAAAAGTATTATTATAATAGTATTAGAGTAAACTAATACTAATTATTAT